TATAAAAAATATGCCACTAAAAACAGATATAGAAAAAGTTTTTAAAAATGCAGTAAAAAGCGAAGCTACTAAGGAAGAAGTTATAAAAGATATAGTTTCTGCTTATGAAACTTCTGTAAAATCTGCATTAGATCAATACGGGAATAAGTGGACTGTACCCGACTTCAGCATATTAGAGAAAGGAATAGAATCGCAGTTTGACTTAGCATTTAACACAGAACAAAATTTACAATTTTCTTTAATAGAAGCTTCTTTGATTGCTACATGGGCAACTGCTACATTAAAAATAACACCGCCTGCAATTCCAGCACCTGGAATGTCTCTGGTTAATTCAGGAGTAGTTTTAGCAAGTACTCCACCAGGCACACCTGCTTTACCAAGTGTACCAGAAGGTGATAAAGAAGCTACTTATGATAATATAGTAAATTCTTTCAATAACATGTTTGTTAACCATGCTAAAACAATATCATATAATTACATTGGTACTTCTACTAGTGCACCACCAGTGCCAATTGTAGTACCAGGGAGTGGTATAACATTGCTCTAATAAATAATAAAAGAATAAAAACTATAATGAAATCATTACAATATATTACAGAAAAATTAAAGTTTAGCACAAACCACAAGAAATGGATTGAGCCTATGTTTAAATGGAAAGGTTCGCCATATAAGAACATTGAAATTAACGGAGCTGGTAATAGTTTTGGTAATAAAGGCACTACTGAGGTAGAAATTATCGCAAGAAACCCAAATGATACAAGTGATTATATCCAAATATATTTCGATTTTTATGACCTAGATGATGAAAAGAATACAGTTACTATGGATACTACTGCTTTTTATTCTCTTATGCAAGAAGAACGTTATGATATTGAAAAAGGAGTAAAACAAGATAATATCAGAAAAGAAATGCAAAATTATTTAGCACAAGAAATTTCTTGGGCTATAAAGAAAATGAAGAAATAATTCATGAAGGGGTATAGTATGCCCCTTTTTTTCTATTATATAACTTATAATTCACACTTTAAAAATAAAAAATATGGCAACTTATGCTACTGTAGGTGATCCTACAAACTTATCAGTTTTTGACGAAGAACAAGAAATCGTAAGCAAATCTGGTTTAAAAATCCTTTCTAAAGAATCATACGCAAATGACTTATTAAAGGTATACGAAGAGTACTTTGAAAACTCTACTGTATCACTTAACTTTTCTTTAAATCCTGGAGATGTTGTTTCAGGTAAAATCTCATCTATTACTAACAGCGAAATTGCTCTTGACATAAGCGGTAAAGAATATGCTTATATTTCACTAGATAAAGAGAAATTAGATCCTGCTAATTATTCTGTAGGGGAAACTATTGATGTAGTTATTACAGAAGCTTCTGAGTGCTTAAGAGCTTCTATTACTGGAAAAATCAAAAAAGATTTATATGATGACATGGCTGATTATAAATCTAAAACTACTTATGATGCCAAGGTTGTTGGTCTATCAAATAATGGCTATGACTTAAACATTGGAGGACTTCCTGTGTTCATGCCAGGTTCGTTAGGAGGAATTAACAAATTAACTAACTTTGAAGAATTAGTTGGAGAAACTATCAAAGTTATGGCTATAAAGAACAATAACAAATACTCTAAATTTAGAGATACATTAATTGTTTCTCATAGAGATTATTTAGAGACTTTAATCCCTGCTGAAGTTGATAAACTTATCATCGGTAACGAATATTCTGGTGTAATCACTGGTACTAATAAGTACGGAGTATTCGTTGAATTTAAAGCAGATGAGAACGGGCCTTCTGTATTAACTGGTCTTATTCATAAAGATGAATTCGATGAAGTTCTTGCTGGTCATTATAACGAAGGTGCTCTTCAACCAGGAGTTGAAATTGCTTTCTACTTAAAAGAAGTTGTTACTAATAAGAGAATCATCTTATCTAGAAACGAAGTAGAAAAAAGCGAGCCAGTTAAAAAAGAATATAAAAGAGGTGATGTAGTAAACGGAAAAGTTACTGCTATTACTAATTTCGGAGTATTTGTTAAATTTGCTGTGAATACTAGCGGTCTAATTCATATTTCTAAGCTAAAAGATATTACTTTAACTAAAGGTCAGAAAGTTAGTTGTAAAATAACTAATATCAATGACGATAAGTATGATCTTAAACTTGCTAAATAATGAGAGTATTTAAACCTACTGATAAAGTCCAAAAAGTTAATAGTATCTTCTTAGCAGGTACTATTGACATGGGTAATTCTGAAGATTGGCAAGCAAAACTAACTACAATTTTTGAGAACTATGATGTTGACGTATTCAACCCAAGAAGAGATGATTGGGATTCATCATGGGTACAAAGAAAAGAAAACAAACAATTTAATCACCAAGTTACATGGGAATTAAGCTGTTTAGAAAAGGCTGATTTGATCGTGATGTATTTTGGACCAGATTCAAAATCACCAATTAGTTTATTAGAACTAGGTCTTTTTAAAGACAAAAACGTAGTTTGCTATTGCCCTAAAGAATTTTATAGAGAAGGGAACGTAGATATTGTTTGTGAAAGATATGGAATAGATCTATATAATGATTTCTATGCGTTCCAGCAAGCACTACATAATGAACTAGAAACTTATATCTAGCAATATATACTACATAGGGGTTTAACACCTCAATGTTCGGAATGCTAAAAGGGTCAGGAATTTTTCCTGACCTTTTTTTAGATTAAATATTCTAAATACTTCATATTCATGGATATAACTAAAGAAAGATATAGATCTGAGATTGGCTTTGAGTTTGAGTTTATTAGAGATACTAATATTAATAATAGCACTGTTAAGAAAGAGCTAATGAGATTATTTAAAGTAGATATTTCATTAGAGAAAAAAGCGCATTCTGATTTTGTTCCAGTGGAAGGACATTGGAAAATGGAACCAGATTTTTCTGGTGGTAAAAACTTAGTAGAAGTAGTTACACCGCCTATGCCATACATACAAGCAAAGCATGTGCTTGTAGGAATGCTTGATTATATCAATAGTCATCCTAACCTTTTTCTTACTCATCGATGCGGATTGCATGTTAACGTTAATATGCCAGATCCATATATTACTCATATTGATTTACTTAAATTTATACTAGATTTCGATGAGCAGTATGTGTATGAGCTTTTCCCTGAAAGAGAAACAAATATCTATGCAAGAAGTATAAAAGCTATTTACCCTGTGCATACTCATTTTAATTTTGATGAGCCTATGCTACAAGCATCAAACTATATCTATCCTAGCACAAAGTACTATGGAATAAATTTCATGAAACTTGCAAATGACTATTTAGAATTTAGATATATCGGTGGTAAAAATTATGCTGCTAAATCTAGTGAATGTTTACTTTTACTAGATCATTTCATAGATTCTTTAGTTAATGCTCAAGTTAAACCATATACTAAAGAACATGTTACTAAGCTTAAAGATATTATATCATCTAAAAATTTATTATTTAAAGCAAAAAGAGATTTTTTCTCATTTACTAATGTATTTAGAGGTATAAAATTATTAGTAGACACAAAGGATGATGAGCAACATGTAAAATCTTTCTTTACGAAAATCATGGATAGAATTTTTCCTATGCTAGTAAAAATGGAAAAACTTGATTATTCTATGAAAGGAATTATTAATTTTGATACTGATAATAACACGATTGAGCTAAAAGGTTTTAAACTAAGAGATACTATTCTAGATGACATTAGCATGGTGATATATGATAGTAATATTAGACAATGTCTTATAGAAAATGTAGATGTCAAATTTTCATATTTATCTGAGTGCGATTTTACAAATAGCGATACTTATGGATCTACACTCTATAAATGCAGACTTAAAGATGGTTATCATTCGGGTGACATAATCAAGAATTCTTATATTAATGGTAAACTTATATTAATAGAAAGATCTGAAATCAAAAATAAAACTATATTCAGAGAAGGTAAACACCAGTACTGTGATATAGACGAATCAGTGGAGATTATTGACGCTGAAGAAATTAAAACAAATAAGAAATAATGACTAAAGACGATTTTAATGCTTCAATTATAGATGCTATATCTGCAAGCTGTGCAATACCATTTAAGATTCCAACTAAAGAAATAGAAAGAATTACTAAATATGCAGCTAAGTGGTTTTATAGAAATTATGAATTTGCTTTGGAGAATATCTATATTTTAGTACCATCAGAGCAATATTTTGAGTCTAAAACATTTAAAGCTAATAGAGGAGTTATTTTACCAGAATGCGTGTATTCTGTAAATGCTGTTACTAAAAATAACCAATTCATGAATAGAAGTAACGGACAATCAGATTTCACATTAGACCAGTACATTTATGGTAACTTTGGTGTAGGTGGTGGAAGAGACGTCGGAGATGCTATGTATTCTGATGCAGTTCTTGCTTATGTAGTTTATGCATCTTGGGATGATTTATTATATCATGTTACCAAGCACCCTCTTACTTATAATTTTAACCCTAATACTAAACGCTTTTTCATTAAAGGCGAAGTTAAAGACAATCCAGATCTTATTATGGATGTTATGATAGAAATTCCACTGGAAGCTTTATATGAGCTAGATCTTTTTTATCACTATGTTCTAGGAAATTCATACATGCAACTAGGTATGATATTAGGTGCATTTGAGATGGAGCTTCCAGGTGGAGCAAGTATTGATTACTCAAGATGGTATGAAAATGGAAAAGAAATGGTAGATGATGTTAAAGAAGAAGTTAGAAGCATGAACTCTAATGATTTCTTCTATACTACTAACGGGCAATAAAATAAATTGCTCTCTAAGATTAATTAAATACATTAAATAAAAGATTCTATTAGTGGGACAATCAGAAATTTATATAAGAAAGGCTTATACTAAAAGCTATAGCGAAAACACTATAGAAATCACGGATTCTTTAGAAATATTTCTACAAGAAATAGAAATGATTCTTTCTACTCCAATGACAAGTGTACTAGGTTCACCTAAATTTGGTGCATCACTTGATATGTACTTACATTCTATAGCAACAAATGAAAGTGATATGGTAGCTAGAATAAACCAACAAATATCACAATATAGTAAATATTCTTCTGAGTATAGCTTTGAAGTAAAAGTGCAATTTTATAAAGTAGGTCAAAGTGAAACAGCAGTAGTTGATGTTTTAGTTGACGAAGGAAACTTAGTAAGAATCGTATTAAACTAAAAAAATCATGAGCAATGCCTAATACTAATAGTAAAAGCAGTCAAAAAATTAATTCATTACTTGAGAAAACGTTAATACAGAACGATGAACTTAAGAACCAAGTTGAGAATTTTCTAGTAAAGGAATATGCTAAAAGAGAACAGAACTTTGGCGAAGCAAGCCCATACGGCCAAATTCTTAGTGTTCTCCAAGAACTTAATAAGCTACAATATTTCTATTTAGAAGATGCGTTAAATGAAAGAAATTTAGAAACTGCATATAAACAAAAAAGCATAAGAGGATTAGCTAGATTAACTGGTCATAATCCATACAGAGCAATAAGTGCTAAAGGTGAAATTAGCCTTAAGCTAAAAGCAGGTGCAGCTAATTTAATTAATGGACCAAGCATACAACTTAATAACTTGACAAAGCTAGTTTGTGAAAATAATAGCTTAACTTACTTAATTACTATAGACGCAGATAATATCTTAATACCTAAGACAAGCCAAGATTTTATTTACTTTAATGTTATACAGGGTCTAACTTCTGAAAAAGAATTTAGATCAGATGGAACCCCTTTACAGTCATTTACTATAGATGAAAGAACTCAGATTATAGAAAATGATACTGTTAAAGTATATGTAAATGGTGAAGAATATACTTCATATGAATCTCTTTATGAAATGAATAAAGGTGATAAAGGAGTCATGATCAAAACTGGTATCAATGGTCAAGTTGATATTTATTTTGGTAATGAAGATTATGGATATATTCCAGATATTGGACAAACTATAAAAGTAGAATACATAAATACACAAGGTTCTAGTGGTAACATAGGAATATCTGAAAACGAAATTAATTTTACTTTCGACGACGAAGTAACATTAGGTGATGGTCAAGTAGTAGATCTAAACGAAATTTTTGATATTCGTATTACTAAGAAAATTACATTAGGATCAGATGGCGAAAATACTGATTTAACTAGATTTTTACTAAATAAGAATAGTAGAGCACTAGTTCTTGCTAATCCAGTCAATTATGTACATTTCTTAAGAAGATACAATCAATTTAGATTTATATATGCATATAATACTTATGGCGATGAATATCTTGATGATGATAATATAGTGTATGTATTTTTGACACCTGATATTACTAGAAAAGTAAGTTCTAATAGTGATTATTTTACTACAGATATAAATAATTTCTTTATCGACGAAGATACTAAAGAAGCTGTTCATACTGCTGTTAATAAATCTGGTTCTCAATTTATATCTGCTGAGATGCAAATAGTAGATCCAGTAATAACTTATTATGCTACCAATATATTCGTTAGAGTATTTGATGATATTGTAAGTGAAGAAGTTATCCGAGAAGAAATCATAGATAAGGTAGGAAAATATTTCCTAGAAGTAACCAGAAGAGATAAAATACCTAAATCTGATTTAGTAAAAATCATAGAAGAAGTTGAAGGTGTAGATAGTATTTCCATGAATTTCATCAGTAAAGAAAATGAAGATGCTATTAAAAATGGATATTACTTCAAGAATGTTACTTATAATAATAAATCTACTAGTGAAATTTTACTAAATCAACTAAGAAATAATACTAATTCTCCAATATCAGAAGCAAGTTTAAGCACTGATATTACTACAGAAGAAAAAATTATAGTACCAGAAGGTACTGATCCTAATTTAGGATTAGATGAATTTGGTGATATAGTCATTGGTAATAAAGAATTACCTATTATAAGAGGTGGATTTGAAGACCGTAATGGAGTAAGGTATGAAGACGGAATAGTTCCTGATAATTTATGCGCAGTAAATGTAATATTTACTGGAAGTGTACCAAGATACTCTCAATACAGCGGAAAATAATTTTATTTAAGATGGCAGTAAGCAGAAAGTCACATATACAACAAGCTATTAATAAACCTAAAGAAGAAACATTAAAAGTTTTTGAGAAAACTATGTCTCCTTATGTAAGATTCGATAATGAGATAATGGAAGGTTTTTTAGCTAGATTAGAAAGATACTATATGAACTGTTACAATTCAGTTGAAATAGTAGAAGATTTATATAACTATACAAAAGAAAAGTAAAGCATGTCGATTTTAACACAAAATCTATTATTCTTTAATAAGAAAGGGGTCAATATGAACTTGGCATATGACCCAGTAGATAATATCTATAGAGGTAATTATGTAATGACAGATAAAGAATCTGTTTCTGTTGACTTAATAGAAAGTGAACAAATAATTATCATGGAAAAAGTATGGGATGCTAGTAGTAATGCTATTGCTTTTACTAAACCAGTATCTATAGAAGATAATTCTTCAATAAATGCATACATGATTGACGAGGAAGAATTCTTCTTTTACGATGTAGTACAAAACGAAAGTGATGGAATTTATTATATTGCAAAAGATAGCAACTCATCAGTAAATACTGTTTACGATTCAACTTTCTCGCAAATTACTGTAAACTCAAAAGAATATGTAAACATACCAAGTACTTATGACATTCTAAGTTTAAGAGAAAATTTTACTACAATTAATATAGGCTTTTCTGCTAAAATAGAAAATTCTTATTTTGCTAAGATGATTATCGAAACTGAAGTGAATGGGATAAAAACTATAATAGCAGAAATATTCTTATTTGCTGATGCTACGGGAGAAGATGCTAGATTACCTCTTTTACTAGAAACTTTAGGATATACTCTTAATAATAAAGATTTTCTTATATTCGATTCTACAGATGTTAAAGAAGAAGAAATAGATTTTAACATCATTAATAAGAAACGTAAGGAACTTCTTTTAGAATTTCATAATATATTTCCTTACTTAGGAAGTTATAAAGCACTTATTAATATCATTAAGTTTTTCGGTTATGAGAGCTTAACTCTAAAAGAATACTGGAAAAATGTAGATGCTACTAGTGAAAAATTTGGATATACTAAAGGAGTAGATATCTCAGAAATATTTGAAACTGGTGACACTGCTACTGGTCAAGACGGATTATATCCTTCTAAAGTATATAGAAAAACTAACACTTTTGGAATGTATTATCAGATCACTGAAGAAAGTGGTGATTTTGATGAAGATGGAATTCCTATTATAATAGAAACTAGTCAATTTACTCAAGAAGAAATACTCATTAAATTATTTGCTCTTAAAGAAAAATTAAAGAAGTATTTTCTACCATTTAATGCTAGAATAATTGATATTGTCGGCGAAGCTCTTTATTATACTAAAATAGAACTTAATTATTGGAGAGATCTTAATAGAAGCGATTCAGTAGAATTAAACATTACTCCTAGCTTTGAAGTAACTCCTGGTAAATATGGCTTTATTGAAGACTTAAGACCTCTTTATTGGGTAGGTACTAAAATAGGTAATGATCTTAAACTTAACGGTGACACTCAACTTAAAGTAAGAGAATTTACTTTAACTGATTCTTTTTATGACAATAAGCTAAGAATATATGACGATGTTTCTGGTGAAGGAGTAGAAATAATAGCAGAATATAAAAGTACTGACATTGATAATATTAGAAGATTATACACTGAATTACTTCAATTAAATGCGTACCCGTTCAATAGGTACTACATCACTATGAAAGATAATACTATTCTATTTGTAGAGAAAGAAGTAACTGATAGTGATATACTATCAGAAGTACAGCAAGGTAGATATGCAAGTACTCCACCTTCGTTATCATATGCAGATTTCTTTAATGGAAATAATTCTGTTTCTAGTTATGGGGAAGCGTATTTAGGATATTTTTTTGACGTAGATTGGAATGTATTTGAGCTAAGTAATAATGAAGGGATACCAGTTGGTTATCCAGCATTACTAAGAAATACTAGCTTTGATATTACTTGGGATGATATGCAATTAACTTGGAATACTTTGGACGATTTCAAGTACTATAAAGATTATACTCAACCCGACCAACCAGATTTCCCTACAGCTCAATGGAATAACGGTAGAGATCAGACTAGTGGATTGTCATGGGATAATTCAGGTAATGGAGATTTTTATGAAATGCAATGGAAAGTTACTAAACCTGAGACTGATACACCATCATTCGAGTCTGTTGTTAGAGGCACACTAGACGAATACAAAGAATGGTTATGTATATTACCATATCCAGGAAAATACACAGTAGAGCTGTCATTATATGACCTCTCTGGGAGTATTAGCTATAAGTACGAAAAAGATTATATTGAGGTAGAGCAAAAGAATGCAGATTTTAGTGCATGGAAAGTTAAAGATACTTTTGAAGCTACATGGGATGACTTAAAAGATTATACTTGGGATGACTTAGGATGTACCTGGGCAAGACCTTTTGAGCCAAATACTTCATGGCAAGATTCTATAGTGAATTGGTATTCTATAGATAATGTAGAGTTCTACCAGAATCTTATAAAACAAGAAGTAGAACAAAATTCACTAGAAGATAGAAATCCGTATTTATGGGAAAATTTACCTAGTCATATTACATGGGATGATGTTGAGCATTTATACTGGGATGAATTGAGTCCAACATTTACTAAACTATACTTTAGTAATATTTTTAGTGGATGTGGATTTACTTTAGTAGGACCCGACGGAGCAGAAGAAAGATTCATATATAATGCTAATTTTATTTACCCGCCGGCATTCCCAGGGGGAATAATTAAGTATAATTCTAGAATAGTAGTAGATTTCTTAAATGAACTTACTAAATTACCGGAAGAAGACTACCCAATGATAAATAGCTTTGTATGGGATTATTTACTAATAAGACAGAGTGACGGTACATTTGTTCCAAGTATAGTAGGAGTTTCTAAGAAATTTGATAGGCCTGGAAGATATACTACTACCGGAGTTTTTAATATGGATGCTAGTCCAACTACTACACCTATTAATGGATATGGTGCATTAGGTGATGCACCTACAGGTTTTTCTATTCTTGAACTTGATATTTATTCTACTGATAGACAAATAAGCATAGATGGTGTAATTTACAATGTACCGGATGATATTACTAATCTAAATGAATTAGCTACAGATCTTAACTTAAATTCTCCTTTTAATACTGAATGGGAATTTAATCCGGTTAAGTTATTTGGTACATATGATCCACCAGGACCAACAGGTACACCTTCTACTACTACAGCAAAGATTATTTGCTATAAGAAATATTACTCTCCAAATGATGAAGTTAATGTGAAATATAGTGGAATTGCTGGTACTCGTTACGGGAGAAGTATAACTACTAACGTAAGCTGGAGTAGTTTAGATGTAATGTACTACCAAAAAGACATAAAGAAAGCATCCCAAGTATTCTTTACATACGATAATAGCAAAATGCCAGGTTTTACTAATCCTCGTTGGGAGATTTATAATGAAACTAAAAATGAAGTAGTGATTAAATATCTTAACAAATACATGTCTTACCTTTTCAATGAAGAAGGTGAATATAGTGTGAAATTGACATTAGATGATACTAATGGAAATGAAAAGACTATACAAAAAAACGGATTCATTAAAGTAATATGAGTTGTGTAATAAAACTTAAAGGCACTGGTTCTATATCAGCAGATAGAGAAGTAATAAATAAAAATTTTGAGTGTCTTTTAGGTAAAATAGAAGATGTAAATATACAAATAGATAGTGGTAATATTACTTTATCGTCTGATAATATCACTAATACCTCTTTAGTAGAAGGAGCAACTGTAACAGCTGCTCTTAATACTATTAATACTGCTTTAGCTAGTATACCTACCAGTAATTCTCTTTTAATAGTAAATACTTTACCGGAATTGCCTAACCCTGCAACTGAAGGTGACTATGCATATATAAAAGATATCCAAGTACTAAATACTCCAGTATCTGCTATAGCTGCATACGTTGATGGTGCATGGCAAATAACTAGCAGAAAAGATGCAATATCTTACGTAACAGATTTAGACGATACAATTTCTTCACCTGGGTTTAATACTTCAGGTGCTACGGTTTCTGATATGAAAGGAATGACTTTATCTAATTTTATTGATACTTATGCATTTCCTACTGTACTGGCAAGCATATCAAGTCAAGCATCATTATCTTTAGTAGATGATGCACCTAATATAGTAGAAATAGGTACGCCTATGAGTGTATCTTTAACAGCCAGTTTTTCTAAAGGATCTATAACTAATGGTAATGGTTCTTCTGGACCTTCTTTAGTAGGTGACCCTATAGTTTATATTTTTAATGGACCGGGGATCCCTAATTCTGGTATAAGTGTTACTACTTCATCATTATCTGTAGTTCTTGATGGAAGCAATCCATCATTTGCTCAATTTCCAGCAACAGCAACTCAAAACTGGATAGCAACTGTTAGTCATTCTGCTGGTGTAGGATTATATTATGATTCTAAAAATAACGTATCAAATAATCTAGATTCTTCTAGAAATTCTGGTACAGAAACATCTCAAACTTCTCCATTTTTTGGTAGATATTATGCATTCAGTGGGTCTAATAGTATACCAACAAATTCTACAGAAGTTAGAGCATCTGTAAATAAAGATTTCTTAAGTAGTAATAATACTGGAACATTTGATATTAATATACCGGCTGGAGTAAATGAAGTTTATTTCTCTATACCAGCTGGAAAGAATATATCTGTTCTGTATGTAGAAAGTTTAAATGCTGATGTAACTAGTACATTTGCTTCTTCATCGTTTGATGTTAATGACGGTGGAGGAACTCCAGTAGCATACGAAACTTGGTCTGCTGTAAATGGAGTAAATGGGTATCCGGAAGATGCTACATACAGAGTAACAATAAGCTAAAAATAAAAGTATAATATGTCATTAAATTTGCCTTTTGGCGTAAGAGTTGCTACTAATTTGCCTGTAGATGCAGACAGATACATAGCAACTGATATAGCAGCAAGAGATAGAATTATCACAGACGGTAGATCATATGTAGGTTTACAGGTTTACGTAGAGTCTGAAGATGTTCTTTATTTACTAAAATCTGGAAATACATGGGATATTATTTCTATAGGTGGAATTAGTGCAGCTAATAACGGGTTAACATTAAACAGTGGAGAAATTAAGTTAGGTGGCCCAATAACAGAATCGACTATATTTGAAGGTAATGACCAAATAATGTCTTTCGGTACTACAAATAATAGAATAGCTAACATAAACTTTAACTTGAGCGACGACTTTAATGTTTCTCATGTAGGAGAAACGCCACAAACTAGCATTAATGTTACTTCTACTAATGGAAGTTTATCTCAGTTCTATGTAGTATCTGGTTCTAATGAAGATTCTATAGAGTATTTAAGAGGTCCAGGTAGCATATACTTAAATGCTAACGAAGGTGTAGCTAATGGGAATTGTGCTTATTTAAGACTAGACGAAGAATCTAATACTACATCTATTGGTGTAGAAAGCTCAACATTTAACTACACTTCTATAGATTTTAATGGTGGTGGAGTTAAAGTAAATGATTCTATTCTAGGATTAGGTTTAAATTATTCTGATTACACCATAGACGAGGCGAATATAGATTGGCCAACAGACGACAATCACATTCCGTCAATTGGAATGATTAAAGCTAATACTTTAGCTTCTGATAGAATTATATTACCACTTTCACCGGATTTATCTGTAACAGAAGATGGTAGAATAGATTTTGCTACTTATGAAAATGCAGGTGGATTTGCAGTATATTCATATGATAAGACTGTTAATGATTATGATGGTTACGGTACTTTCTCAGCAACAAGTTTTGATGCAGGAGTAGCTTTTTATAAGGGTGATGGTGCAGGTAATAATACTGATACATGGAATATTGTAGCAGAAGAAGACGCAATAAGAATGACAAACTCTACTGGGTTTGGTGCAAAGTTTTTTAATTCAAATTCATACATTAATGTTGACTGGTCAACAGACGACGATCACATTCCGAGCATCGGGATGATCAAGGAGAATGTGTCGTCAGATAATGTTTATAATACAGATGGTTCTTTAACTTCTAATAGACAATTATTAGGAGATAACAAAGATCTTGCATTAGGTACATTAGCTAGTCCGATAGGTGAACTAGTGCAATATTCGACAAAAGGTTCGTTTTCGTTTAACTTATCTGATGGTTCGTCGAATGGCAACTATCCTGAATTTCACAACGTGTCGACAGGTGATTCAATGGGGATACTAGGTTTTTATGGTCACCGTTCAGCAACTAGCGTCGAAAGCAGTCAACCGTATGATGCTGTTTCATTCAGAGCAGGTAGTATTTCTAGCGGTAACTGGTTCGGTTTCTACGATTATAAAGCATCAAACGGATCTATTTATTTCGACGCCGCAGATAACGATATCAACGGATGGGCTGACATTCGGCTATCGCCAACAGCAAGCAAATGGTTTAGCGTTTCTTCACGAGCCGAAGGTGCATCTAATGCTAGATCTACGCTTTACGCTAACACAAGTGGTGGATGGGTATTCGGAGATAACGAATATGGAAAAGGAGTTTCATACGAAGATGCTACAGATTATGCTAACATAGATTGGGCAACAGACGACAATCGCATTCCATCTATCGGAATGGTTAAGGAGAATACCTCTTCTAGTAACATCTTCGATTCAGATGGTACTTTGACAGGAAACAGAGAATTACTTGGCGACAACAATAGCTTATCTTTAGGTACGCCTGCTTCAGAGATTTCGGAATTCAGACAATACACAATTGGCACAGAATCGATTAATAGATTCCACGGTTCATATAATACGTTTATGCATTCTGGCGATATTATGAACTCGCAGTTCTCTTTGATTTCTGTTCCTGACACTGTCGGTAACATCGCAAGATTAAATCTAACTGCGGGTTCTAACAGTAATACTTCTTATTACGATAGCACTGTTGCAGTAGGTAAAGGCGGAATTGTTATTCATTCAGCATCTGGCGTAGATGGTCAAGATGGAGAAGGTGGAACATTAGAAATGGTTGGCAACAAAGTCTACTTGAAAGTTCGAACATCTGCGTATGGTACGCATCAAGGTATTACGCTTGACAAGACAGGTCCGATAAATGTTTTCAACGATACTAACGAAGGTGCTAAATACGATAGCAGCACAGCATACGCTAGCGTAGATTGGTCAACAGACAACGACCACATACCTTCAATCGGAATGATTAAAGATAATACATTAGGTTTTAGTTCTGATTACTTTTTTATAGATGATTATAACGGAAACATTAAGGTTCATCGAGGTAATGGCGATTTATATATTGCTGAATCAAACGGTACGAATGGTACAGATTGGACTAAACTGAATCAATTAAATATTAACACTAATGGCATTAACTTTAATTCTTACTTCGGTGATGGTACAGGTAATATTTTGAATACCGTTGGATTAACGTTAAATCCAACAGAAATAATTACGCAAAATACTACAGGCACTGGTTTTAAATACAGCGCATCTTCTGACTATTCGGCAATAGATTGGGCAACAGACGACAATCATATTCCTTCTATTGGGATGATTAAGGATAATATTTCTAGTGGAAATGCAGGAGTTTATGACAGAGCTAGTCCTACTAATGTACAATTTGGGGCAATTGCTCCAGGTACTGATCTTACTGGATTAACATGGCAAGAAATTATTGAATTAGCAACTGTAGAATATCAGTTACCTTCATTTACATCATTCTCTTTCAGTGGACAAAGTACTACTATCGAAGTTGGTGAAGATTTATCTGGCATTAAAACTGCTAATTGGTCAACTCAATACCCTGGAAATATTACACCTAACACAATAGATATTGATGATGTAAATAGTTCTAGTAACTTAGCAACTGGTCTTGATAATACTGGTTCTGCATCTATAGACATTGGTACAGTAGATAATTCTGTGCCTGTTACTCAAATTTATAGAATAACTGGCGAAAATACGGAAAATAATAGCTTTACTAGAGACTATACAATTTCTAGTATATACCCATATTTCTTTGGTACTGTATCATCTGGTGGAGCAGCACCAGGAGCAAATAGACCAACTGCAGACCAATCTTTAATAAATGCAGGTACAAAAGTATTAAATGGTAGTAATGGTACTATAAGTATTTCATTTAATAGTACATCTGACGATTATTTATGGTTCGCAATACCAGCTACAAGTGCTTCTAAAAACGTTTGGTTTATCAATGCACTTAATACAGGTTCTATAGGAGGGGCAGTTAGCCCAGGTGGTAACTTATTCCCAGATTTTGATTCTGTTAATATTGATTCTCCGACAGTACTATGGAATGGAGTACCATATAAAATATACATCAGTAACTTCCAAACAGCAGTTACTGATTCAATGCAATTAAGAAACAGCTAAAAATAAAAGTAATTAATGGCAATACCTTTAAACGATAATACGTATATAAATGCTGGTAAACCATCAGAAGCTAAATACCTGAATGGTACAGATGATTATAGTTCTATAGCAGAAGTTAATTCATTAATTCCTATATCTCAAAGATATTTAGGATTAACTATGAGAATATCGGGCGAAGAATACTGGTATTCTTCAGGGATAAACGACGGAGATCTTATAGTTAAATCTTCTGGTGCTGGGGCCACAGGAGCTACTGGGGCAACTGGTTCTGCTGGTGCTACGGGAGCCACAGGAGCTACAGGTTCTGCTGGAGCTACAGGAGCTACAGGACCTGCTGGTTCTGGCGGATCTCCTGGGTCTGGTTTAAATGATAATTCCGGTGATATTGCATTAGGTGGAACACTTACTGACGATGCTATATTGACTGGTAACACTGGTAATGAAATATTTGAAGTTAAACAAATAAGTGCTATAAATTTAGAGACAGTTAATGGATTCGCGATAGAACATGGAATTAGCTCTATTCAAATAGGTGAGAAAAATGGCCCTTCATTTGGTAGCAACTCTTCTTATATAGACATTACACCTAATGTAGTAAGTCTAATAAATCCAGCTGCTAGTGTAACTGTAGATGACGGAGTTAGTATTGATACAGACAGTAATAACGAAATATCTCTGAATGTGATTGACGGCGGAGGAGATAAAGTTAGTTTCGTAATAAGTAACTTTGATGGAGCTAGATATACTGACGAATTTAACGAAGAAGGTATTAAATATGCAGATGCAAGTTATAGTTCTTCTGATCCTGCATGGTTAACTACTAAAAAATATGTAGATGACGCAATACAATCTTCTGGTGGAGGAGGTTCTGCTGGTAATGGTATAACTGATAATTCAGGCACTTTTGATCTTGGTGGTACTCTCCAAGCAGATATCATATTTGATGCTAATTTTAATAATTTTGAAGTTAGTAACGGAACTTCTATAAAGCTTACTGATACTAACTCTAGCGGATTAACTATAGAAAATAGCCAATATAATTTCGGTAGTGCTTCTACTAAATTAAGCATAGATGATAGTAATACATCTGTTTTACTTACTGACCAGACATCTAAAATAGAAATGGCAAATAATGAACTTATCATTGGCGATTCTACAGGTTCGTTAGAAATTAGAAACAGTGGTGATATTCAATTAAAAAATGCTAATTATATTATTGAACTTACTGGAAGTAACTTCCAGTTAAGTGATAATGGTTCTAGAAATATTAGAATGGACGATAATAGCCTAGTTGTTATAGAAAATGGTGGTAAGTCATTACAAATGGACGACAGTAGCGGATTTATTAGTTTAAGTGACAGTAACTCAGAAATATACATAGGTAATACTGAATTTAGAATTTCTTACTCTCCATCAGGTACAAGTTTAATAATGGATGATAATGGGTCAGTATTCCAAGATGATTTTAATTATGGATTAAAATATCCATCTGATTATACACAGGACTGGACTGATACAAGTGCATTTGAGAACTATTTAGCTACTAAAAAGTACGTAGATGATAAAACTAGCGGCGGAGGCGGCGGAGGTTCTGCGGGTTCTGGTTTATATGACGACGCTGGTCTAAACTTAGGAGGTACTGTTACTAAAAATGCTAATTTAGATTTCGGTGGACAATTACCGTTCAGAATTACTAATCTTAAAGAACCTGATGAATTTGCATCAACTCCTGATTTCGAAGTAACAAGCTCTAACGGTTTTAATTCTTTACAATTTAAGCAAGGTGATGATTTTGGTTTCGCTCCTGGATATACTGCAGTATCCAGTGAAAAATGGGATATATTCTTAACTGATGGTGACTTTGATTCATCATTCCAAATTAGTGATAAAAATAATACAGAAAGAATACTCATTAATTCTAATGGTCTTGACATAACAGTTGCTAACGCACAGGCATTGATTAACATCGGTGGTGATGATATACTTACAGTTAATGGTAGTGTTACTACATTATCTGGTCCTTTCGTAAATATACAGGATACTCAAGGGTTTGGAGTTAATATTTTAAGTAAACTAACTATAAGTACTGTAGATGATTCTAATGGAGGTGATATATTAATGTATGATTCTGGCGCAGTAACAAAAATAAAAAATATAGATTCTGTTACAAAAAGCCCTACAGATCCTGGTTTAAAAGGTGAAAAATCATGGGATGGTACATATCTTTATACTTGCGTGGATACTGATACTTGGATAAGACAAACTGCGGATACTACTTGGTAGTATCCGTCTTATAAATATTAAAACAAAAATCATAAAAAAATGATAGAAGTAACTGAACTTAAAGGAACGAATTCTATTGCAAGTGATAGAATTACTATAAATGATAACTTTAGCATAGTAACTAACGGTGTTAATAATATTCTTGGTATTATTAACATAGAAACTGGTAAAATTGATAATAGTACTATAGGTAGTGATAATACTATTGTTACTAGAGGAATTACTGTGACTGAGCTAGGCATAGATTTAACTACTGGTAATATTGCTCTTAATGATGGTAATATTTTACTTAATGGAGAAAATTCTTATATATCATTCGGGCAAATAACTCCGTCTAAGATAGAACATATCACTGTACCAAGTATTAGTAATCCTACTACTGTATTTAGTAATAAATTAGATCTAGGTACTTTTGATACTCTTGGTGTAGCGAGAACTAGTACAGCTACTAGATTAGAAATAGATACTACTTCACTTGTTGGTGGAGAACTTGTATGGGATATTGATCTATCTACATTGTATCTTTATAGCGGTTCTGCGTGGGTAGCACTTGCTACTGTATAATATAAAAATTTAAAAGCCTACTATTAATAAGTAGGCTTTTTTTCTGATTAAATAATTAAAACTAAGAATCTATTATGGCAACACCACTAATTCGTCCCTTAAGAGTACAGGGTGGTACATTTTATACATTTACTTCTTCTGCTCTTGACATTTCAAAGACTTTTAGCGATGACAATTTCAGATTCACCTTTAGTAAATTTGCTGCTCTTGATGTACCAACAGTAAGACAGCCACAAAACAACGACAATGCAATTTCATGGCAAGCACTAGGTAATAGTAAAAACTTAGGTGCTGATTGGGACCCTACAGTATTAGAAGATTTAGAGGATGGTGTAAGACAAAACAATGTTTATCTTGCAAAAGCATTCCAAAACTATGTACTTAACTGGGAGAATATTTTACTTAATGAAGTAAATTCTGATGGAGATAGCTATGATAATACTTTAAAGCAATCAGTAACTGAGAGAATATTCTGGAAGTGGATGATTAACTTAGGCGCAATTAGATTCCAGGATGCTGCTGATGATGTTACTGACCAAGTTAATCTATTCGAGGAAGAAAGAGAAAATACTTCAGATAACAGTTTAAGATACTACAGAAGAGTTGTAAAGTACTTAGGTGACATTGATATAATTAATAACGTTAAGCAAGGCGGTCAAGCATATACTGAAGTATATCTACATATTCCTACTTCGCATGGTAATACTCCAGATGTATTATTTGGAATACAAAACGATGCAAACTATAATCCTACTCTTAAGTGGTATGGTACTAATGGAGAAAACATTGAAGGTAGAGATAGTACTGTAGACGCAAGAATGTCTGTTACTGCTTACTTTGATGATAATGACCAAGAATATTACCAAACTGAAAATGTTTTTGGTGATCCAGGGAATACAGTTATAAAAGCATCTCCAGATCAAGCAGGTACAATAAATTATGACATTTATCGTTCTAATATGGATGGTGCTGTTATTGATTGGAATGATGCTGATTATAAAAAAGTAACAGATGATCCTAATATTTCTATACTAAATGAATTGAATGCATCTGCATTTGCAGAGGATTTTTCATTTAATGTAGTGCTTGTATATTATGATATTTACGATCAATCTAATCCAGCAGATGTAAAAAGAAATTTATATGGTGTTCTATTCATTGATGATTTCGAAGAAACTATAGCTGAAGGTGCTACTTTAAAATCATTTAGTAAATTTAAACCTAATCCAATAACTAATCTTAATGGAAATTCTTATGGTCTTAAATTAAATGTAAAGTTTGATACTTCTGCTGATAATGTAGGTGTAGAAAAGATTATAAACGAATATAATACTTTTTCTATGGATCTTTATTCTGACGCTTTAGTAGAAATGCAAAATGCTTTAGAAACTTTCCATACTCAAGGGTTTAAGCTAAGTGATTTAGAAGATAAAGTAGATAACTTAGAAAAGTTCTACTTTAATCAAGCTACTATTGATGAATTACAGGCTTCTATAGATGCATTAGAACTATCTGTTCAAAATGCACAAATTGCTCTAGAAAGCCCAAGTACATTAATTGAACTTATAAACAATAACACGAAGAGAATTAATGCATTAGCAGCAGGTGAATTAACTGGCGCTCTTACATATGACTTAAATCCATTTAATGGTGGTCCAGGTATAAAAATAGATAAGTCTGTCCCTGAAAAAGTTATTATAGAGAACATAGTACAAAACTATAACTTAATATCTTCTTGCTATAATTCTACCGGTAATTTACAGTACGAAGATGGTAATGGAATAACTAATATAGAAGATCCTAATTATGAATTTAGAAATAACATAATTGATATAGGACCTTTTACTTCTTACTTTAAAAATAAGACTTTATCTGAAACAGTTAATAATGATGTTATTATTAATATAGATGATAGAAACTTTAAATGGAAAACTGGTAAAACGTTAAGAATAAGCTTCGAGAATGATATTATTCTACCAGATGGAGTTTCAATTTATTTCTACACTGATGGAAATAATTTATTTAATTTAGGGTCTTTTAAATGGCTAGCAGGTAAATTAAATAATATTGATCTATCTAATTCTGCACCTATCATAGAAATAATATGCGTGGATGAATTTAGATATAAATTTGAAATAGACGTTATAAAATAATTACTATAGATGAAAAGCACAAACACACTATCTTCTGTACTTGATAATCTGATTAAATTACAAAGAAACAACTCTGAGCTATTATCAAAGTTTTCTGACATAATTAACAGTGAAGCAGATACAGTAGAGCTTAAGATAGAAGATATTTCTAATGGTACAATAAGAACTATAACAGTGCCTTCTATGGGAGGAGTTCTTAAAGAACTAGAAAGACAAGATCAAAATATAAAGCAACTTGCTGGTATTGGAGATTCAGACGCATCTATAAAATTACCAGATGGTACTTTTAGAACAATTACTAAAAGCAGCTTAGAAAAAGCAGCAGATGATATTACTAATATAGAGGTTCCTACTAATTTTAGTAATAGAAATAACTGGTTCTTTGAATCTTTTCTTAATCCGTTCTTGTACGTTTCTTACGATTTTGGTAATGATATAAATCCTTACACTAAGAAAATATCTTCACAGAAATTTATTCTTAATCTTGATACAGACGCTAAGCTATCTCTCTTTAACGAGAATTACAAAGGAGAGTCTAACATTGATTATAATGAATTTATAGATACTATTATAGGGAACGGCATTACTTATGCTCTAGATGAGGATGTAATTGATTTGCCTCCAGTAGAAAGAAGATTTTTTGGTAACTTCTCAGTACTTAGGGTCTTTGAACAAACTGAAGACGTATTTATTGACGGTGTAGAAGCAACTAAAAAAGTAATAAAATTCCAGTTAGATAAATTAACTTATAACGATAAGAATTCTGCTCTACAAGAAACTCAACAGCTAAAAATAGGAGATTCGCTATTAGTAAATAAGAATGATAAGAATACTAGATATTCTATTTCCAATATAGATTTTGAGACAAATACAGTAAGCGTATTTCTTGCTGAGGGATATGACTCTGTTAACATAGGAGCAGATATATTAAGTTACTATAATGTTACTCCAGTTACACCAGAAGTAAGAATAGGTGTAGGTTTTAACGAATACATCGTGCAATTCATTAAACCTATTGATCCAGATTCTAATATGCCTTCTAATAATTGGACACCGGGTGTAGGTTTCTATTCTAGTGAATTAACTATAAACGACGAAGGAGAAATTAAAAGTCTTGATACTTACTACAACGAATCTGTAGTGGATTTCGGTGCTTACTTACTAAGTATGGCTAAGGAAAATATTCCACCTTCTAGTAAAGCAGTAGTGCCTAACACAGTACAATTTAGCGTAACCGAGAATCCAGAAGAACTTAAAGTAGTACAAATAAACAAACATGTTACTGATGTACAGAGTAATGAGGATATAGAATCTCTTAATAAGCAAAAGAATTCACTTAAAAGTGAAATTCAGCAAATAGATGAAAATATTAAATCTTTAAGATATGATATTTCTACAAAAACTTATAAAACTGATGTTGAAAGACAGACAGATAAAAATAAGTTAGTTGCGCTAATTGATGAAAGAGCAAGTACTGAAACTCTTTATAATACTACTGTAAATGATATCATTACTAAAGCAAATGATAAAAACACTACAGCAGCTGCTGCTAAGTATAGAATTCGTGGATTCTTCAATATTCCACAAGAACAAACTGCTCTTGATGGAAGTGTACAGGATATTATCCAGTTCGTAGTAGAATACAGATATTTAACTAAAGGTGGTTCTGCAAATAACTTAGAAGAGTTTAAACGTTTCAATGATGACGGTAGTGAAATACAAGGTGTATTTAGTGACTGGGTTAAAATTAAAACACCTCTAAGAGAAAGACTATTTGATGTTTCTAATGGTTCTTATTTCTGGGCACCACAAGATAATGAAAATGGGGATGCTGTTAATATTAATCAACTTGATGTACCTATTAGACCAAACGAAGCAGTTGAAATAAGAATAAAATCTATTTCAGAAGCAGGTTATCCAAGCAACCCAGTAGAATCTGAGTATTCTGATATAATCAGAGTAGATTTCCCTGATAGCTTAGGAGTATCTAAATCTGTTCTTGAAATTGCTAAAGAAGCTTCCAATGAACAAGTTGCTATTAAATTACAAGAAGACTTGGTTTCTAAAGGTATAGATGAACATATAGCAGATCAATTTACTCAAAATGATACTTTCTATGCTCACCAAGCATTCAATATTGCATCAGGGCAATTAACACCAGAAAGAAATGTAATATCTGTTTACGATTTATTAGAACAGATGCAAGCAAGAATTGAGACGCTTGAAGCACAAGTTAATAAAGTTCTAGGTGTTCTAGTAGTTAAAATAGAAGATGACTTAGGTAATCAGCAAATTCTTACTGCTAACCAGACAATTAACTTATTTGCAGGAAACTATAGAGATTTAGTAAGCGATTTAAGTGAACCTAAAGGAGTAATTGTATCAAAGAACTATTTCTTAAGAATAGAAAATTCTACTGCTACTCCAATAGAATTACAAACTGCGCTAGGTGGTTCTAGATTTGACAAAGTAACTGATACTAGATATACTACACCAGCAATAGGATTATCAAATCCTACTGACGAAGATTTAACTAATACATTAAACGGTGGTACTGCTAAATTATTACCTTACCAATCTTCTCAAGTAAAAGGTCAATTCATTTATGTTAGGAAAGAAAACGTTACTAGTAATAAAAGAATATTTGAAACAGATCTTTCTACTGGAGACACTGGAAATGCTTTAGGCTCTTTTAATAAATGCGACAATAGTACTTTATCTGCTATAACTGGAGATGATTATAATAGTAATAGTAACTACTTTGTATGGAAAGGTGAAGCTACAGATGCTGGTATCATAGAAGGTGTATTGGGTACAGATATACCAGATGACGGTATATATGTGCATGCTGAACATCCAGTAATTTCAAGAGGCATAAACTCTATTGATATTACTAATTTCTTAGATACTCAAACTACAGTATCTAAATATGCACCATTAGATAGAGAAAGAGACCCAAGTAATTATTATAAACAGTCTCCTTTTTATAGAGATGCATTTAATAATACTAATAAAATATCTTTCGAAGATGACGATAAATATTTACTAGGTCCTAAAAGCTGTGGTTGCTATCTTTATATGGCTAATCAAAATTATGATAATATCAGAGTTAATGGTAATGACGGAGCAAGTAAAAAAGAAGTTACTAATAGCTCTAACACTTCAATTGCTATACAATTAGTATATCAATTCAGAATGACTGATTATTTTGGTCCAGAAAGATCTGGTATAGGGAGAATTGCGGGTCTTGCTAATGCTACGCAAGTTTACTTTACTAAAATATTAGGATTCGATATTAATTATGATAATAGCGTATTCTCTTTTGATGTTGAGATAAGTTCTAGATATAAATCTAATTCTATTAGTTCTTCTGATATCCCTACTCTTACATATCAGAATACTACTGACGCTTTAGGTAATACTGTTAATCAGATAACACCTACGATTTCTGAATAATCTAAAGGGAGGTTTATCCTCCCTTTTACTTTTTTTCCTCAATAAATATACTAAAGAAATAGACATACATGGGAGTAACTTTCACGGGTAAGAACAGTTTTTCTTTAGTAAAAACTAACCCAAAACTTACAGGTAATGTAAAAATTGTCGTAGATAGTAAAGACAATTTGTATCTAGAATCTATAGATGCTGATAAAACTCTAAGCTTAAATAAGTACAAAGCAGTTAAGACTAATGAAAGAAGTAATTATTCTACTGATGTATATGAGTTTTTTGATGAAGGTAAGACACCTAATTCATTAGTATACAAACTAGATAAGAAATCTGAATACTATGATGTAAGCGATAAATATTTTACTCAATATTACACACAATATACTGCTGGTACATATAAGAAAATATCAAAAGAATATAAAGAACAGATAGCATGCTTTGCGCCTTTATGGCTAGAAAGAGATGATATCCCTGAATTATTCGTAATTTTTAAACTACCAGAACCAGTATCAGTAAATACAAAAGATATAACTAGTCCATTTGATGCTGATATAGAAAAACAGATATATGATACTGATTACTTAGAAGGTAATAATTCTACTTACTTTTTTGATACTATTCTAAAGAACAGTCGAATACATAAAGTATTTGATATGGGAGAAGATAGTGTTCTAGGAAAGTATATAAGAAATCATGCAGAAGATGAAAACTTCCCAGAGGCTCCATTGACTGTGAAATATAATAAAGGAGAATTAACTACATATAATGGAATATCTTTAGTTAAAGGAGGTTTTACTGAAGTTAACCAAAATATGTTTAATGATTTTTTCGTAAGTGATAAAACCATAACTGAATTTGATAATTTCGTAACGAATGGTTTTTCTAGAAATAATGTATTATGTGCTAATATACTTAATTTAGAATTTTTATTTGACGACGAACTAGACGATGATTATAAAGTTTCTAGATACTATGGTATGTACTGTAATAAAGAAGTTCTTCATAATTTCACTCTCAACGGAGAAGACTTCTTCATTAAGAAAAACGAAAATATCGAGCAGAATAAAAATGTTATAGCATTAGACACTGTAAATATATTTGATGATTCTGATTTAGTTTTAGCTAATAAAGACGGAGTTAAGCTTTTCATAGATTCTCTTAGCGATTATTCTTTACCATCTTCTGATGTTAAGGAACAATGCTATTACCCTTTCGTATTTACTACAGATAATAATTACTATGACATAAATACTACTTCAGATTGGGGAGATAATGAAATAGTACTAAAGAATACTTTAGCTAATACTGCTGATTTTAAAGGATATTCTAATGAACCTATAGGAGTTATACCTGCTTATAATTCGCTAAAGGCTGGAAGAAGTTATGTAGAAATTGACATTAACGGACAAGTAAATGACATAGAGATAAGAGTTAAAAACGTAAATGAGTATTCTAATGATACTTTAATTTCTTTCATACCAGATCCTCAATTAGAGCATAGTACTTTTATTTCTAATAAATTTTCTTCAGCAGGTACATTAGCTAATATAGCAGATGCTATCTGCCAATGTATTAATAATGTTGCTGATAATGATGATACGTTTGGAATAATTGCTACTTTACATGGTGAAAAAGTTATTCTTTCTTCTAGAGTAGAAAATGATTATGCAAATACTTTCCAGATTCTTATTTATAATAAGTCTGAAACTAATCCACCGATTGGAATAAACTTTGGTAAAGAATCTGAGTTCATAACTGTAGCAGAATATAATTCATTATATAGAACTCCATCTACCCCATTCCAGGGATATGATGATATACTATCAACATCCGGAACAACTCCTAATCCAGATAATAAAATCATACAATTTAACATGGTTGGTGGTAAAAGCAGCGAAGTTAGTAGAATAAGAGTTTCTAGTGAATATTTAACTTTCTTTAAAGACAATCTTTTCTTAAAAACTCTAGATTGGTACAGTAAAATTAAAGGAGTTTACAGATACTTAGATGAGCCAATTCGCGTAGATGATAAAATCGTAGATTACCAAGACTTATTTGGTTACATAACAGTAGATATAGAAAGTAACGAAGAAATATATGTATCTAAAGGTTTTTATTGTTACTTATATGGGATAAAATCCAACCAAGTTTCTTTATTTTCTATGTACCCGTATAAACAATTTGACATAGATCAATTTAGAAGTGATTATGGTAAAGAAGCAGATGGATATATAGATAAATTATCTGAATATGCTCTTGAGAAAGGTTCTCAAAATTTACCAGCAGACGTTGAAAATGAATTAGATTCATTTAAAGAATCTGGTTTTGCTACATTAGTTGGTAATATAGATGAAGAAACTAATTTATTTCCTAAAATAGATAATGAATACGATAGATTATCAGAGAACGAATTACCTCAATTAGGACTACCTGGTAGAATCGTGCCATTCATTAACAAATGGGTATATGATAATGAATCTAAAGATGTTAGAGAAAACCCATATAGACTTAACACTTCTGTAGGTTTTGGTTTTTCATCTTTTGCTCCTAGCGAGTATCAGCAAAATGAAGATGTTAATTATTTTACTCATGAATGGTATTATTTAGGAGTTTTCCCTCCATATTTAACTGATGAGGAAAAAGTCTATACATATTCTTATTTCGAGACGTTCTTATATAAGAACGATCTTTCTAATATGAGTACTGATAGATTTACTGAGCACTTTGTACAGTCGAAAGTAAGTAACAGTACTTATATGCCTAGAAAAATAAAATATTCTTTATTTAGTACAGGCTCTGAAAATACTTATTCAAGCACTGTATTTAGAGGTGCTAAAGTACTTATAAAGAAAAGAACTGAAAACCAAGCAGAACTTAACTTCAATATAAAGAATATAGTTACTGCCCCTACTAGCGAGTATGATGGTTATAAATTTTCTGCTATATTGAATATAGATACTGATTCTCCTTTATCTTTTAATGTTATAGAAAATAAGAAATACAAAACAATTACTTTCTATATAGAAGCTAAATTAGAAGATTACTATTTAACTACAGATTTATCTAATAACCCATACATAGATCGAAGTTCTCTTTATCTATTACAAAGTAAGTATAATTCATTAGGTGAAGTAGCAGATACTCCATTGTCTGGTGCATTTGCTCCGTTTGATAGAGATTTTAATCCTACATTTACTTTATTGCCGGATGGTACTTATGAAATACCTGCATTTAAAAATATTGCAGATGGAAGTGTACCTATTCTAGACCAGCAGATTTTACCTAATGAAACTGGCGCATATAATAGAATAGAAATTGATACTGATAGAGGAGTAGTTGCTATAGACAGAATAGTTTCTGTTAATAAGGATTCTATTAAAGCTAGAAGTTTAGAACATTCTACAAATGGTGCTAATTTTTCTCAAATTAATCCAACATTTAGTAACTTATATCCTACGTTTGAACAAGCTGCATCTGTTACACCTATATATGAAGATGGTGGTTATAATGCTTATAGCGGAGTAATTGATGAAATAAGTTTTGGTAGTATAGTTAATAAAGTAAATATAGGTGATCCTACTATTAACTATATTTCGTATGATGAAGATGAAAATGGGGATTTAATAGAAACTAGAAATGAGTTTTTATTAGAATTTGTTAAAGGCGATATTAATGCTAAAGCAACTTATTTGAAATCTATTCCAGTAGTTTCTAATGCAGTACAGAGTAATAATTTTGAGCCTATTGGCTCAGAACTTAGTAGTTTAAACCAAACATATATAACTCCTATCTCTAGAATTAAAGGAGATTTTACTCCTAAAGTAGATGATATTATGTTTTATAACGATGATCATAGTACAAGATTTAACGAAGAACTTAGAGAATCTTTGAAAAATAAAAATGTACAATATTTCTATAATTTCCCTGGTTTTGCTTTATATAATCAACTCTATATACAGAAAGTTAATGTTGATAACCCGTTAACTATTATAGAACTTACACAACAATCTCAAATTAAACCAGAATGGTGGAAAATAAATGAAATAGCAATAGATAAAAAAGATCAGTATATATTTAGAAGTAATTGGGATCATAATTTCTACCGAAAATATCTAAACGAATCTGATTTCCAAAGTTATCCAGGGTACGTAGAACCTACTGAAGTGCCTAGTATGTTAGGTTCTAGCTTAATGAATATACCAGATACTAAGAAATTAGAAAAATTTAATTCTGCAGATCTTGCGCTTTTCTTTAGAAGATTCTCATTGAGAGAAAATTCTGATATTGAATGCGTTTATAGACTTTATAAAAACAAAAATGATAAAGTTTATAAAATATGGGGATTCTTAAATGTACAGAATAAGGCAATTAATACTATATCGCCAGAGATTAAACCTCTATATGACGAATATGTAAATTCTAGATATAACTTTAAAGATTTAGAAACTACTGAGGATGATAGAGCAACTTATATAAAAAATAATATTTTGCCTCGTTATGACGATTATGAATTAATAACTTATGCTAAGTTTAGTTCACCAGAAGATAATGAACCAATAATTGAGAATAAATATACTGAACAGGAATTAATCCAAAACGGATTTGAAAGAATAAATGGGATAGAAGCTAGAAAAATTAGAAGTAATAATTACGATATTAATTTTTCATATAATGTCCCTAACGATAAAAATGTTACTTTAGCATTTGTCGTTATCCTTAAAAGCGTGTAAAAAATAAAAAAGATAAATGGCTATAATAATTAAAGAGCTTTATGATAGCGATACTATATCTGAGTTAGTAGAGAAGTCCAATTTTAATTGGGACCAACTTATTGCTGCTGGCGGTGGTCCTGCAGGCCCAGAAGGACCAGAAGGTCAACCGGGACCTGCGGGTGGTGAAGGTATCAGAGGTAGTCAATGGTTCGCTAGTGATGGATCTGGTGGTATAATTAATACTCCTACAGATCTTATATTAAGAACAAATGATTTCAGACTAGCAACTGATTCTGATCCAGGTGCAACTTTAGGGCAAGTAGAATACTACGATGCTAGTGGAAGTGGAGCATGGATAGATTCTGGTATAAATATAAGAGGTCCACAAGGGCCTAAAGGTGAAGGTGGTGACGGTGCTATAGCAGTTATACATTCTGTACCTAGTGATATAGGAGGTTTTATATTACCTAACGAAACAGAACTTTCATTAAACACGCTATCTGGGTTTTTAACTGGAGTAGATAGTGATAATGATAAAGATGACGAGGCGATTGGTACTTCTTATATAAATTCAGGGCAAGATTTTGCTGTGATTGGTCACGGTAATAACTCTTTAGTACTAGGAAGATATAAATCAATATTTGATGTTAGTACTAACCAGCCTAACTTTGATAACTGGCCAATTTCTCAGTCAGATGTTCCTATGCTTATTGTTGCACAGAATGATTATCAGGATCCTAATTCTTCTACTAGCACTGACCAAGAATTCAATAATGGTATAGCAATAGGTTTAAATCTTACTCACCAAGTTTATGATCCTACTGTAACTCAAGTAGACGTATTTGGTGCTTATGATTCTTTCACTAAGTTAAGAACAGTTAACAGAGATTTTGATTTCCGTATAACTTCTCCTGGTCATATTGAGCTTGATAATAGAGGTACTAATAAAATTAGACTAAGCTCAGGATTTAGTAGAAATAATAGTAACGCAACAAATATAAGAGATTGGTGTAACTTGATTGATGTGGATACTTTTCTTAACATATCAAGTGGAGATAATATAGTAATAGACCATAATACTACTATTGATCCTAACACTCCTAATATAAAAGAAATAATCCAGAGAACAGATTCTGCTACAGTAGAAATCCAAACTGATATTGATGATTCTGCTGGTAAAAGTTATATCAGTGGTAAACATTCAATGTATATCACTAATGATAATAACACGGATGCTACAGAATATAAGAGTACAGAATTAACTATGATTAATAATAATTCTGTAATTAATCGCTCGACTAATAGCAGATATTCTGGCAGAACAACGAACGAAGAGATATATTCACAGTCTGAAGAAAATAACACAAGAAATTTAAAATTTCGTGTAGGTCAAACTAACGTTGGTGGCATATTCCCAAGTCAGACTTTTGACACTATGAATATGTTCTACATGGGCCAAGGTTATGACACGCCATTAGTAGGTTACAGTTCTGCTAATTTTAGAATCCCAAGCGGACAAGAAGCATTTGGTGCTACTGCTACTGGATGGCAATTATACCCAGCAGACTCTGCTGATTTTGAAAAGTTAGGTTATAATATTTTAGACCCAGTAGCTACTGGTACAGATGGTACAACTGATGTAACTAAGGAAAAGTCTATAACTAGACTAGGTATTTTCCCTGGTATATTCAATCAGAAAATAGATCCAGTTACTGGATTACCCGACGCAAATGATTCTGAGAAGAATGAGAATTTACTTGAATTCTTTGATGAGGGTCATAGATTATTACCTACTGGATCTCTTGATCTTTATGGAACTTTAAGAATTAGAGAAAATGGATATGCTAATGATTCAGAAAAAGATGGTTATGTAGCAATTAATGCTGGTAAAGGTATAATGAAATGGGAAGATCCTTCTGTTGTCGGAGTACCTACAGGAGCTATTACAATGGTATCTGAGCTTGCTATAGGTAATTTCAATTTCTTCGCTATGACACAATTCCAAGGGAACTATAATACTACTACAAGTTCAGGGTATATCGAGAATGCTGTATGGGCTAGAAATAATGGTAATGTAGGTAGTACTATAGGTGGTACTTCTATAGGTGGTAATTTCTGGTCTGGTGCTTTTCCAGGAAAAGGTTTTGATTCTTGGGCAGGGTATTACATATGTTCTGGTGCTGTATTAGCAGATACAAGAGACTGTGTTGCTAGAGGAAGGTTCAGTACTTCTGGTGGAGGTATACACACTTATAGAGGAGAAATGGAGAAACTTGTGAGTAACCCTTATTTTACTGATAAGTCTCCTTATGGATTAGAACAAGGTATCCAAGGTAAAAGGTATTTTTACTCAGATGAAGAAGGCAAAGATTGGTTTCCAACTAGTAATGCTGATGATTTCATTTCTGCTATAATAGAGCTAGCAAACGATAACTCATCAGAATATAATTTAACTGGTTTATCGTTGCTTTCTCCACGAACAACAGATTCTAAGTTTAGATTAGTTCTTCCTAATTATTTTGGTAGGTTCCCTAAACAACAGTTTCCATCTTCGTATTATCTAAGTAAATCATTTAGTGATGTACAATTTGATTTCCAATTAGATTTATATAGACCAGATCCAAATCTAAGTGGGGCGTATGTTTATAATACTACATATCCATTAGCTTCTGCTTTTACTACAGGTGGTTACCCTTACGTTAGAAGAGAATCTTTGCCTATACATCAGCACTGGACAGGTACTTATAAAACTATAAAAGAAGGGACTTCTATTGGATCTAATATTACGGTTGTCGATCCCGTGGCTAATCAAAAAGACCCTTATTATTACAGCAGCTCAAATAGTAATAAAGCTAATATTACCACTGGATGGCCGTCAAATTCAGGTACAAATAGAAACGTAGATCCATTAAATGCTGGTGGTAACCAATTTGATTACTTTACTAGATATGATTATTTAACTAATAAGTCTTCATATAGATACCCTAAAGAGGCCAAAAATAATTTAAAATTTAGGTATCAACGAACTACTGAGCCAGTATTCAGAGGTACATATTTTGCTATAAATCTTAGAGGTCTAAGAAATCCAAATAGAGGTAATACTCTTATACCAGATTTAGATTTTCTTTCTAATGTACCATATTCTGGTTATAAGAACAGTGAACTTGCGAAAAACTTAGGTAAAATAGATTTAAGTTGGTTTAATCATCCTGCAATGATTCATGAAAGAATGACTACTAGTAGATCACCAATAAATAATGGCGATTTTTCTCCAGAGAATGCCTTCCACGTAGGTTATACATCAGATGATTCTATTGTTGCTAATACAGATAACTTAGTAAAAGTTGGTTGGTACGCTCATGGAGATCTAAATGTGCCATTTGAAAGCATTTACAGAAACGAAGCTAATGCTCATCCTACTACGTTATATAGACCGACTGATGATGACGATGACGATGACGAATTAGTTGCATCGACGGGTAAAGATTTCATGATAAACTTATTTACTATATACAGAAACGTATATGATATTGTTTACCAGCAGGAATCTGGAGCAAATGCACCAGCAACGCCATTTAAAGAATAAAAAATAAATGTATATGAAAGTTAATACAAAAGACATAATTTTCGGAGGAGTAATAATATTATTACTCTTCCTTTTAAAATGCTCCAATGATTCTACTAATAAAGTTAGCGCAGATTTATTTCTCAAAAACTATAATTTAGAAGTAATGAATGATTCTGTTAAGCAGTATAAAACTAAGAACGGGGAATTAGTATCAAGCACAAAAAGCTTAGTTACTAAATTAGAAGATCTTCATTTATATAATGATACTCTTTTCAATAGAGTAACATATTTAGAAGATGAATTGGACGCTAGACCAGTAATTTATATAAAAGGCGGAATGACTATAGTACATGATACAGTATATGTAGATAAATATGTTTCTAGAGTTAATGACAGTACTTATTTTATTTCTTTTGAAAATGATACTACTTATAATCCTGGTAATGGTCGATATCTTTCTGGTGATTTAAAAATAATAACTAAAGATTCTACTATTTTAGTAAAAGATTTCAAAATCAATAAAGATGAATTATTCTTTGATGCTGAAATAGTATTTTCTGTAGATAATGATACGTTAGTAGCAAGCGTAATAAGTAAACATCCAGGATTTAATGCAGAAAATATACAACCTGTAGTTCTTGACCCTAATTTATTGCCAGCTTACAAGAAATTAAATAGTAAAAGATTCGCTATTGGCCCATACATTGGTATAGGCATAGGATCTAATCTTAAATTTAGTCCACAGATAGGAGTAGGACTTACTTATAAAATAATAACTTTCTAAATGAGCGTTTTTCTAAATTTATCGACGAATAATATTTTAGTAGAATATATCTATGGAGACTTAGATAATGCTAGTAAAATAGGTACTGATGATGCTGGTTTCTATTTGATGGATAATGAACATAACAAAGAACGTTATGTCATGAATTCTGATGATAGTGTTAATATTACTAGTAACACAAGAGACAGATCTATTACTAGCATAGACCCACAAAATATTAAGCTTGGATTATTAACTACAAATAAATTAGGACCTGCTCTTAATGACGCAGATCCTAAATTAACTGATACTCCAGATTTACCGCTAACTTTTGGTAATCAAGAAGGTATAAATTATGATACTGTAAGAGTGCATTTTATACAAGGTTTTACTTTTGATGATGCTTATGATGGAGTTTTCATTAACATTAAAACTAGGGATAAGCAAGACGTAAAGATAAACTTACTTTCTGGAGTATTTACATTTGAAGATAAATGGATTACTCTTAATGGTACTCCAATTCTTTATGGTGGAAGACAATATTCTACTTACATAGAGTTTAAAGTACCTTCTTTACAATTCTTGAAGAATTCTTATACTACAGAATTTGTGCAAGGGGGATTATCTGATATCTTAGCATATAAAATAACTAACGGCGTTGGTTTCTATGATACTTCTAATATAGAAATACAAGCAGGTATGCTATCTACATTTAGTCAGTCTAATACTCAAATAATTAGTACTATACAGCTATCAGAGGCCACTACTTTGCCTTCTAGCAATGAATTCAATGAAGTAGGTGTATTTATCAACGACAGTGATAACGGTGACTACATTGAATTCTATGGCCTCTATAACGGTGAAATTTTTGGTGACTATATGGACGGTCTTAATAACAGTGGTAGTACTTATATTGCTATTCATGATCTTATAGTTTATGAACAGTTACCAAGTATAATAGAAAATTTTGATCTTAAGGGATATTATAAACCTACTACAAATGTACCAGCATTATCTACTCTAGCATACATACAAAATTTTAAAGATGGTGATCACTGGATAGCAACTGAAACTGCTTTTTCGAGTGCATTAGGGCTTAATATTAATAAAGGAGATTTCCTTATTTATGATTCTAGTATACCAGAACCAATCAAAATAAGGAAAGTAGAAAATGACGGTAGTGATTTTCAGAATGTTAGTAACTTTGTAAGAACTGCGGATATTTCTTATGTACAAGATTCAGATTATCAAGAACCAAATAGATTTAGACCGGTTCTTAAATATGGTGGAATAGCTTTAAGCTATAGAATAGATTACACTCTTAAAATATTAAACGTTAATACTAACGCTATTACAGATGTAAGAGGTTCTTATGTAAGTTTTGAGCCAGAAAAATACGGGCAAGAACTTATTAAAATTAATGTAGCTGATAACATATTATCTTTTGATGTCTATAATAAGAAAATCATCAACATGATAAATCAGAATAACCTTAGCAATAATACTCAAAATAATATCACTAATACTGATTTATACAGTAAAAGTATAACTTCTTTTAAAGAAACTTTAAACATATCTGCTTCTACTAAAACAGTTATTATAGACGAAAATAATAACATAGTAGATAAAAATTCTAGTAATACTCAAGAAATTAACGGACAAGGTACTGGAAGATTATACATTACGCCGTTTGATACATTCGTGCAATTTAACATGTATGAACTTAGCGACAGTGAAGTAGTAGGGTTCAATTTAAGTAAAGTAGGTGAAATTTTCCTTAACTTTGAAATTGGTAATGGCGAAATAATAAAACTACCTTCTTATCCAAACGATAGCGTAAAGAGTGAAAGAGGGCAAGTACTTTTTAAAGTATCAAGAAGCATTTACAATCAAATTGCTAAACTAGAAGATAATAATTTCTATATTTCTACTCAGGTTGGTAGTAACACTGCTGAAACTTTATTGTATGCAGGTAAGTTCTTTGATACTACACAGCAAATTACTGACATACAAGCAAATATAGTTGCTAACTTAAACTCTAAAATACAAGAACTTCAAACTATCAGACAAGAACAAACTGATGTTATAGAACAACAAGCTGCTGCTCTTGCCGCTGCTAATGAAGAAGTAGATACTTTAGATAATAGACTAGAAAGAGAAGTTGCTAGAAGAGTAAAAGCAATTGATCGCTTAAGAAAAAGACAGCAAGGATTAACTGCAGGTAGAGGTAGAGGTACTGAGAAATCAACATCTGTTAAATCTAGTAATTTCAATAACTTCGGTAATAGAGCAGGTACTACTGGTTCTAGAAGAGGAAGTACTGCAAGACGTAGAACAAGAGGTGGAACTTCTAGATAAAAAAATATAAGAAATGAGCGATTTAAGTAGAAAAGATTTATTTTATGTAGCATTCCCCAAGAAATTTATTTCAGATGGAATAGAAGAATTCTATAAGCCCTATGTGAAAAGAATGCCCACATACATTGATAGTCCTAGAGAATTAGTTAAAGCTACTTTACAAGCAGTGACTATACCTAGTATTGGTTATGCAGCAGTAGATCCTTTTTATAAAGAAAAATATAGTCCTACTGCTATAACCAGACAGAATAGAGCAAGTATAAATCCGCAAGATTTAAGTGATAAATCAATAACATTAACATTTAAAATGATTAATGGCTATGTAAATTATTGGATATTATTAGATGCATTTAATGAACATTATGACTTTAGTAATGCTGAACGTTACATGTTCGATTTGCCTGTACATATACTTGATAATGACGGCACTGTTGTCTTTTCTAGAATTTTTAAAGATTGCATATTCACTGAAATAACGGAGTATCAGCTAAGCTATAGTGAAAACTTTGCGGGCTTTGATACTTTTTCTATAACGTTTAATTATACTACCAGTGAAACTAAGTTTATGCCTGGTTAAATAGCTGTTAAATATAAAAAGAACTCTTTAATAACATGAGAAAATTAAAAGAAACTGCTACTGTCTCTAATACTAACGGGATGGGCGATGTATCATTACCATCTAACGGGGAAGTAGGTTCTGGTGATATACCGACAAGTAATAAAAAGAAGTTTAAAGACGTTTACAAAGAATTAGAAGAAGCTAAAAAGAAAATGGCAGTTCTAGTAGATTCTGTAAGCGTACTTCAAGAAGTATGGGAAACACTTAAATCTTCTTATAATCTTTCGGGAGCAAAATCTACTATTTTATTAGACGAATTAGAAGATGTTAGATATGATGAAGAAACTTTAGATGTAGATGAAAAAAGTTTAAAAGTTATTTCTAAATTAGTAGGTACATCTACTAGAGACCTTGCTACAGAGATTGCTGAAATACTAAGTGATAATTTAGTAGAAGCATATGAATTTACAGAGGAAGAAATAAACGCTATAGAAGAATTACTATTCAATGGAGAATCTAATGAACTTAACGAAGGTGTTTTAGGTTCTGTTTTAGGTGGTTTAGGTGGACTTGCTTTCGGTAAATCAATCGGTAAAATTATTGCTAGAGTATTAGGAATTAAAGAAAATTCTCCACTTTATAATGTACTTACAAGTAGATTAGTAGGTACTGCTATTGGTGCTGCTATCGGTGGAGGTGGAAAAAAATAATAATCATGAGAAATTTATACACATATCTTACTGAGGAAAGAAAACACAAGTATAATTCTATTACTAAAGTTAAAAAAGTTCTAGGTAATAGACCTTCTGATAAAGACGTTAAAGATTTTATTAAAACTAACTATGATATGAATAACAGTGATCATGCTGATATCGTAGGAGATATTATAGGGTACTATAAAATTGCACCCGAAGAAATGTTTGACGAAAACGGGGAACTTCTAGAAAACATTTTAACTGAGATGACATATAATGATCCAGTTATGATTGCTTTAAGAAGTGCTAAAATGAAACGCGATAAGCAGAAAAAAGCTGAAGATTTTGCTAAATCTAAAAGAGTTTATGGTAAACAACGTAAAAAACTTGAACTTGATTTAGACGATATTCATTCTGAGCTTAATGATCTTTATACTGACAGAGCTGAAACTTACAGAGATATGGAAGAAGAAGCTGGTCGTTTAGGAGATGATTGGAATGATAAAGAAGCCAATAAGTACGGAAAAGAACTTAATAAAATAGAGTCAAAAATTGAGAAGCTTTTAAAGAAAAGAAATAAGCTTGAAATTAAGTTAGCATACTAATGAGAAATTTACAACAAATTAAAGAATCATTAATCTTAGAATCAGCAAAGACTGATATTAAGAAAGTAGATAAAGCAGTAAAAGATATTAATAAGATTATTGCTTCAGCTATTGATAAAGATGGAGATCCAGTAGAAGTAATTGATAGCACTTCAACTTGGGAGGCTCCTATGGTTTATAGTCCAATAGAGTTTAAGAACAATATACTTACTATTAAGTATAAAGAAATGGGAAATGGCTATAAATGGGAGAATAAAGAAGAAACATTCGATATGAATGATTACCTAGAAAAAGGTGATGATAGTGAGCAGTACTGGCAGTTCGACGATGGGTTTGAAATGCTTAAAATGATTAAGCGTATGTACAATAAAGCTATCAAGAATTATAAAAAGGAAGGTAAAATGTAATGAAGAGTTTATCTTATTACATAACAGAAGCTAAGGGTAGTAAGCAAATGTCTCTTAAAGAGAAGATTTCGTATATTAAGAAAAAGATTAAAGAAATTGATAGACTATTAAAGACAGATAAAGCAGCTCCTACTGCTATGAATTCTAGAGCATCTTATGTAGAACAACTTAATGGTTATAAAACAGTTGAGAAATATCTATTAAATTATCAGAAGATGATGAATACTAGAAATAATAGCGAATATGATAAGCTTGATGCTAAGAATAAGAAACTATTACCAGAAATATCAAAGCATTTTGGTGTAGATAATCCTTGGCCATATATTAAAGAATACGAAGACGAGTACGAGTAAATGTAAAATAAATGATACAGTTAAGCAGTAAAGACTTAAAAGAACTTAGAGAAAAATGGTGGAAAGATCAAGATGGTATTTGCCCTATACTTGGTAAGTATTATGATCTTGATAAATTTTGTATAGACCACCAGCATAAATTAAAAGCTGAATTACCAGATGAAACTGGGAAAGGTTGTGTAAGAGGTGCTATTAATTTCCAAGCAAATGCATGGGAAGGAAAAGTTACTAATTCTTTTAAGCGCATGGGTCTTGAAAAGCATACTGATATTATTTCTGCATTAAGAAACCTTGCTGATTATCTTGAAGAAAATAGACAGCATACAGAAGATGAATTGCTTATTCATCCATCTGAGAAACCTAAAGCACCAGTTCTAATGAAAAGTAGTTGGAATAAACTTTTTAAAGCTATAGATGGGAAACAGAAATGTCCTCATTATAGTAGAGGTAGAATGACTAAAGCATTAGAAAAATTATTTGAAAAATACGGAGTTACTCCTGAATATAAGAAATGAAATCTTTATACGATTACATAACAGAAGCTAAATCTAGTAAAGACACGATACAAGATATTAATAAGAAGAATAAGAATCTTCTTAAAAAAGCATCTAAATTATCTAACTTTTCTTTTATTATTCCTACTAAAGATAAATATAAGTATTCTCCTTCTGGTGATAAAAACCGCTGTGAAACTAATTCTTGGAATTATGTTAAAAAAGAAGCAGACTATGCTGATTTAATGGAAGAAGATACTAGATATTATCCTGTGGCAGGTTATATGTTTACTGAATCATTAACACCAGTTGAGCATTGGTGGATTTACGATAGTGAAACAAATACTCATATCGAAAGAACTCCTTTATCTGAAATACCATACGCATATGCTGGTATAATTGGGAAAAGTGATAAATTGATTGATGATATACTAAAATCTAAAAAATGCTTTGATGTTAACTTCTTTAAGAGCGGAGAAGCATACCAAAAATATTTTAAATAATGAAATCATTAAAGTTTTATTTAGAAGAATCAAAAGCCTACTATAAAGGTGTTGATAAAGAGGATAAGGAAGATAGAAAAGATCAGTTCAAGAAACAGGGTAAAAAATCTGATTCTGATCCTAAAGCATATAAAGAAGCTCCAGGAGATGAAGAAGCTAGAGAAGAAGGTGATGTAAAAACCAGTAAACATACTAAGAAATACAATAAAAAGTTCAAGAAAGTTGAAGAGAACAAACAAAGCATGAACAAAGGTCCTATTGACGATGCTAAGATTGAAAAAGCTCTTAAAAAGAAAGCTGAAGAAACTGGAGTTAGTATTGAAATTATTAGAGTAATAATGAGAAGAGGTATGGCTGCATGGAAATCAGGTCATAGACCAGGAGCAACTCAGCAACAATGGGGATATGCTAGAGTAAATTCATTTTTAACTAAATCATCTGGTACTTGGGGTAAAGCCGATAAAGATATGGCAGATGAAGTAAGAAAAAAAGGACAAGATAAAAAATTATAAGGGGAGAATTAACTCCCCTCTTTTCTAGAATACAGGGCTCGTGACGCGTAAATCGTAATTCGTCCAACAATCAAATAATTCTCGGTCCGTTTCTATACGTCGCTTGACATCATCAGCATCTCTACGCTGAGATAACCTTTTAGCTCTTATTGGTTCTTCAACATCAATATAAATTACAATAGAACTGTCTCTGAGTTCTTTACTCATTTCATCTATTGCTGGAGGAGTCATAATAAAGACATCTGCAGCAACAAAATCAGATTTATGAGTACCATAACACCATTGATTAAAGATTTTATGCTCATAAAACTCTTCATTACCTATCATTTTATCAAATGTTCTATTAGATACAAATAAGTAATCTTTACCATCTACTTCTCCAGCTCTAGGAGGTCTTGTAGTAAATGATACGCTTGGTTTAAAACCTTTCTTGATAAACCTTTCTTTCAGATGATCTTTACCGGATCCACCTGCTCCTACGATAATAATTCTACTTTTCATAAATTAGTGCTTTGTGTTTACGGATTGAATTTAAGTCACAGATGAAATGACCTTCATTATCTATGACTTTACCTTTAAGAGTTTTACCATGAATAAACTCCATGTCAAAGATTGGACTGCTGATTACATAAGTTTTACCTTGTTTTAAAGACATATAATTTTGCTTTTATTGGTTTAATAGATATCTATATACTAAAGTTTAACTCAAGAAGAGAAATTATTTATGTAATTTATCTTCAGATATACATTCTCTGTCTCTAGAGTACTCAGATCATTTAGTCTAACTTAAAGCTCTTAGAACATCTTAACCACTTTAAAATACTATACAATAGTTTAAATCGCATTCTGAGAAATCTGTTTAAGTTTTTAAGAGTATTTTAGTAAAAAATAAAAGTATTTTCTTTTAAACAGATTCATATAAAAAAATCTTTAACTATTGTAAGTAAAAAACTTACTAAAAAACTTGATTTTGTACAAGATTTTCACAAGTATTCTATTATATATACTATAAACAAATGTACTAGTCAAGTTTTGACTATTATTGTAACAATTTAAACTAAATAAAAAAGGTAAATTATGGAAGATTTATTCGCGGTAAACATGGACGATTTCAGCGCTCCAACTCAAGGTTCAAACCAATCTGAAAACTTATTCAAACCTGACCCAAACTTATCAAGAGATAAAGTTTATTCTGCAGTAGTAAGACCAATCTACTGGTTAGGTAATCCAAACGGGTTCAATCCAAAACAAAATTACATTAGCAAGAAAACATTCTATTTAAAGAATGCTGCTGAGGAAGGTGGTTATTTTGATTCTCCATTTTCAATCGGTGAGAAATGTGAAGCAATGTCTGCATTTTTCAAATTGAAAAAAGAAGGGAAGCAAGATGCATCTGCTGAAGATATGGCTAATGAAATCAAACCAAAATCTAGCTTCTTCTACTTAGTATATGTAGAAAAAGATTTAACTACTCCTGAGAACGAAGGGAAGATTATGGTATGGAAAGCACCTATCCAAATCCACAAATTAATTGAAGGTAAAGTTAATCCCGATGAAAAAGCTCTTAAATTAGGAAAGAAAGCAGAAGACGTTTTCAATCCATTTACTGGTAGAAGCATCGAAGTTAACGTATCTATCAACAGATTCTGGAACTACGACGGTTGTGAGTGGGGAGAAAAAGGTCCAATCTCTTACAACGGTTCTGATATCACTGAAGCTGATAAGCCTGCATTCGCAGAATTAGTAAAGTCAGGTGATGCTTTAATGGAGCCTTACGTTTACAAGCCAATGTCTGCTGAAAGAACTGCTCTTTTACATTCAATTATCGCAGAGAAAACAGGATTAAGTATCGGAGGTACTAAAACTGTTACTGCATCAAATGATCTAGACATCGACATGGGTGCTGCTCCTACAGTAAACTCACCTGTTGATGCTGTCGCTGAAGAAATTGCTGCTCCTGCAGCTGAAACATCTACTGAATCTGCTGGCGCAGAAGAAGATATCAATGATTTCTTAGGAGATCTTGACTTAGACGTTTAATAATATTTCAGAGGTAAACGGGATTGAGGCAGATTAATTCTGCCTCTTTTTTTAGATTAAAACATTTATGTGCACACAGACTCTTAAGGAAAACATAGTACTTAAACTAAAAGAAGTACTACACGAAGAATTTTCTCATCCTACTAAAAGACAGCTTAGAGATAAAGGTAATCATTTGCTTATGGCTTGTCCTATATGTGGAGATTCTCATAAAGATCATAGTAAACAACGAGGCTATTTTTATCTAGATACTATGAAGTATCACTGCTTTAATGGTGATTGTATTGCTAAGTATTGGGGAGCATTATACTTCTTCAAGAAATTAAACATTAAAGTTGGTAATATAGATCATATAAAAGAAATAGGTGAAATTATGAAAAATACTCGTAGGAGTAGAGCTCATATGACACTTCAAAATAGCAGTGATTATTTTAAATTTCTTCATGACAACTCTATTAGATTAGATAAAATTATAAATTCTTATGGATTAAGAACGTGGGATTCTTATGATTGGTCTAGAAAGTTTATAAAAGATAGACTTTTACATAATAAGCGAGATGATCTTTACTTTAGAGTTAATAAATGGAAAAAAAGAGAAGTATGGATCCTAAATACTATAGGTGAAGATAAAAAAGTTATCGGTCTACAAATGAAAAACTTAGATGGCGGACCAAAATATCTCACCAAAGACTTTTCAAAACTTCACGAAGAATTAGGCTATGATATAAAATTCCCAGACATAAATTTCATGGGTGTCTGTGATAACTTATCTCTTATATTCAATATCTTCAATGTAGATCTTGAAGCACCTGTGACTGTGTTTGAGGGTCCTATAGATTCATTCTTCTTTAATAATTCTGTAGCAACAGCAGGTGCAACAAAGATTAAAGAATTCTTTGATGATCTAGAAAATATTAGATATTTCTATGATAATGACCAGACAGGTAAAAAGAATGCTATGGAAAAACTAAAGAAAGGTTTACCTGCTTTTCTATGGAAGAAATTTTTCCAAGAAAATAAATACAAGAATAAAAGACTGAAAGATTTAAACGAATTGATAAGTTATGCTTATGAAAATCGTGAAATGACAAGCTCTATAAATAACTTGTCTAAATATTTCGGTAAATCAAAATATGATATCTATTATGTCTGATTTAAAAGATGAATCTTTCTTCGACGAGCCTATACCAGAAAAGAAACCAAGCGGCTATAAATGGGTTATGAGTGGTTGGATGACTAAGCTTAGTAAATTTAGCTTAAAAATGCAATCAATGGAAGTCCAAGATATTAAAGAAGCCGAAGACGAGTCGGAAAAAGTAGACACCTCTATAACTGAAAAACCTATACGTAAACAGAAAAACCAATTATTCTAATGAGTAAATTTGATCCGAATAAAGCATATCCTAACGAGGAATTTTATTCTTCAATTGAAGCACTGGAAGATAAATTTGAGAAATATAGAGATGATATAAATAATTACATCTTAGATAATGTTACTAAAAAACTTAATGACATTAGAGAAATTCCTGAAGTACAAGTACATGTTGCTTCTCAAAGACAGCGTTTAGTAGATATGTCTGCTTCATTAAAAACAGATTTACGAAGAAAAAGTAAGCAAATACTTCATAACAGAAAGAAATTATTCTATCTTTATCGTACTAAGCACAATCTAGGGCTTAATGATACTGAGATTAATAAACATATTGATGCTGACTTAGAGCATCATGTCCATTACAAGATGGCCTTAGAGAACCAAATTGATTTCTGTAAAAGAAGT